TTATTCGTCGTCGTACTGTGGCCCGGCGTAATTATCAAAACGTGACCACTGCCCGTTAAAGGTCAGGCGCACGGTACCGATTGGGCCGTTACGCTGTTTACCCAGGATAATTTCCGCTACGCCTTTCAAATCGCTGTTCTCGTGGTAAACCTCATCGCGATAGATAAACATGATTAAGTCGGCATCCTGCTCGATAGAGCCGGATTCACGCAGGTCGGAGTTGACCGGGCGCTTATCGGCGCGCTGCTCCAGCGAGCGGTTAAGCTGCGACAGCGCCACCACCGGCACCTGTAGCTCTTTTGCCAGCGCTTTCAGCGAGCGCGATATCTCGGCGATTTCCAGTGTGCGGTTATCGGACAGTGCCGGAACACGCATCAGCTGCAGGTAGTCGATCATAATCAGGCTAAGCCCACCGTGCTCGCGGAATATACGGCGCGCGCGCGAACGCACTTCGGTCGGCGTCAAGCCGGAAGAATCATCAATAAACATGTTCTTCTTCTCCAGCAGAATACCCATAGTGCTGGAGATACGCGCCCAGTCCTCGTCGTCGAGCTGGCCGGTACGGATGCGGGTTTGGTCAACGCGTGACAGCGATGCCAGCATGCGCATCATAAGCTGTTCGCCGGGCATCTCAAGGCTGAAGATCAGCACCGGTTTTTGTTGCAACATTGCCGCGTTTTCGCACAGATTCATGGCGAAGGTCGTTTTACCCATCGACGGTCGGGCGGCGACGATAATCAGATCCGAACGCTGAAGACCGGCGGTTTTCTTGTTCAGATCCTGGTAGCCGGTATCAACCCCGGTGACGCCGTCATGCGGTGTCTGATACAAGGATTCGATACGCGCGATAGTGGCTTCGAGGATTTGATCGACGCTTTTCGGCCCTTCATCTTTATTGGCGCGGTTTTCGGCGATCTGGAATACGCGTGATTCAGCAAGATCGAGCAGATCCTCACTGCTGCGCCCCTGCGGATCGTATCCCGCATCGGCGATCTCATTCGCTACGGCGATCATCTCGCGCACCACCGCACGTTCACGCACGATATCGGCGTAGGCTCCGATATTCGCCGCGCTTGGCGTATTTTTTGACAGCTCGGCCAGATAGGCAAAGCCGCCGACCATGCTCAGCTCGCCCTTGGTTTCCATCGATTCGGAGAGGGTAATGAGATCGATCGGTTTACTCTGTTCAAGCAGGCGCTGCATTTCCGCAAAGATCATCCGGTGCGGGCGACTGAAGAAGTCCTTCGCGACCACGCGTTCCGACACGTTATCCCAGCGTTCGTTATCCAGCATTAAACCGCCCAACACCGACTGTTCTGCCTCCAGCGAATGCGGTGGCAGCTTCAGACCTTCCATCTGACGGTCACGCGGCTCGCGGTTTTCGTAGGATTTGTTGGTGGGTTTATTTCCTGCCATAGTGATGTGATACCAAAAATCTCGTGGGGGAACGCGCGAGTATACCTGTTTGCAGGGCTGGCGTCCTCCTTCACATTACGGGTAATCCGAGGACTGAAGATGGCAAAACGTATACAAATCAGCCAGCACGGCGCGCCCGAGGTGATGCAGCTGGTGAGTTTCGACCCTGCTGCCCCTGCCCCCGGCGAAGTACAGGTGGCTAACAAAGCAATTGGTATCAATTACATAGATACCTACGTGCGCAGCGGCCTGTACCCGGCGGTGCTGCCTGCCGGATTGGGGACAGAGGCGGCCGGCGTAGTGATGCACGTCGGCGCGGGCGTTAGCGCAGTAAAACCCGGTGACCGCGTGGTGTACGCCCAGTCGCCGCTTGGGGCCTATAGCGAGGTGCACAACGTGCCGGTGGATAAACTGGCATTGCTGCCGGATGCCATTTCATTCGAGCAGGCGGCGGCCTCGTTCCTGAAGGGGCTGACGGTGCACTATCTGTTGCGTCAAACCTATGTGGTGAAGCCGGATGAAATGTTTCTTTTCCACGCGGCGGCGGGTGGGGTCGGCCTGATTGCCTGCCAGTGGGCAAAGGCGCTCGGCGCACATCTGATTGGCACAGTAGGTTCGGCAGAAAAAGCGCGGCGGGCTGAAAACGCCGGCGCCTGGGCCACCATAAACTATCGGCAAGAGGATATTGCCGAACGCGTCTGTGCGCTGACCCAGGGCAAGAAGCTGCGCGTGGTGTATGACTCGGTGGGTAAAGACACCTGGGAGGCCTCGCTCGACTGCCTGCAACGGCGCGGTTTGATGGTCAGTTTCGGCAACTCATCCGGCCCGGTAACCGGTGTCAATCTGGGCATTCTTAATCAAAAAGGGTCGTTGTACGTCACCCGCCCATCGTTGAACGGTTATCTTACTACTCGTGAAGCGCTAACCCATGCCGGTAATGAACTGTTTTCGCTGATAGCCAGTGGGGCGATTAAGGTGGAGGTACCCGCTGCACAACAGTTTGCGTTGGCGGATGCGCAACGGGCGCATCAGATGCTGGAAGGCCGCGGTACCCAGGGTTCCTGCCTGCTGATCCCTTAAGCTACAAATGGTCAGGGCCTCCCGGAGGAGGCCCTGTGGTCTTTCTTTTTATTGTTCGCACGGATTGTAGGATCAGCGGCGATGAATACGTTTTGCTTTAGCGAGAACATCCTGCCAGAAATCATAAGTAAAAAATATGTTTAGTTGCTCAAATGCACCCGGCAATATGCCATGATGTGATCCAGTCCGCATAACATCAGCTGAAATTAGCGGCAACCCGTTGATATTAACGGGATAACCCATCTTTATCGCGCAGCCGCGGTTTAAGATAAGCACGATAGAGCCAGGCAGCCACCACCGCCAGCACCAGCCATGGCAACAATTTCACAACAATTGCGAACAGCCCGCCGATAAACATCACCAGGGTTGCCACCAGCAGCGCCGCAATAATGCCCAGCAGCGAGATGCCGGTCAGTAACAGCATCGTAAAGAAACCAACAACAAACAGGATCTCGAACATGGCCTTACGCTCCAGAACAAAGGACTCTGCAAGGATAATTACAAAAAGCATGCCAGCAATACGGAAAATTAACTCGTTGAAACGTAAAGCAGAAATTCACCAGGGATGCAGAAAGCCTGGTGAATTTCATCATTAAGTGGTTAATTTTTGACGAAATCAGCTATCGGCGGGAACCTTTTCTGCCACCATAGACAGCGCTTTTTCGACAACATCAATACCTGCACCCGCCTTATGGGCATTTTCACTCAGATATCGACGCCACTGACGCGCGCCGGGGATCCCCTGGAACAAACCGAGCATATGCCGGGTGACATGGCCTAAATAAGTGCCGCCAGCAAGCTCGCGTTCAATATAAGGATACATCGAGCGCACTACCGCTATCGGATCGATTGAAGGCGATGTACAGCCAAACAGTTCGCGGTCGACCTGTGCCAGCAGTCCCGGGTTCTGATAAGCTTCACGCCCCATCATCACGCCGTCCAGATGCTGTAAATGGATCTTCGCCTCCGCCAGGGACTTTACGCCGCCATTAATCGACAAAGTCAGATGCGGGAAGTCGCGCTTAAGCTGGTAAACGCGCGGGTAGTCAAGGGGCGGTACCTCGCGGTTCTCTTTCGGGCTAAGGCCGGAGAGCCAGGCTTTGCGGGCATGGATAATAAACATCTCACAGCCGCCCTGCTCCGACACCGTGCGCATAAAGTCACACAGGAATTCGTAGCTGTCCTGGTCATCAATCCCGATACGGGTTTTCACCGTTACCGGTACTGACACCACATCGCGCATCGCTTTAATGCCGTCCGCAACCAGCTGCGCTTCCCCCATCAGGCAGGCACCAAACCGGCCGTTCTGGACACGGTCTGACGGGCAGCCAACGTTGAGGTTGATTTCCTGATAGCCGCGCCGTTCAGCCAGTTTGGCACACTGCGCCAGCGCAGCCGGATCGCTGCCACCCAGCTGGAGGGCGACGGGATGCTCCTCGCTACTGAATGCCAGGTAGTCACCTTTGCCATGAATAATGGCTCCGGTAGTCACCATTTCGGTATACAGCAGCGTCTGCCGCGTCAGCTGACGATGGAAGTAACGGCAGTGGCGGTCGGTCCAGTCGAGCATCGGAGCAACGCTGAATCGTGAAGGGCTGTATTTTGGCGCTGAATCACTGTTTACGCTGGTTTTATGCGAGTTGATGGATTCTTTATTTTCGTGCATTTTTTTCTTTATGTCGTATTTTTGCTTTCTCAGTACACCATAAGGTACACCACATCAATGGTGTACCGAGATACAGGAATTGGCAGAAGTATGGCTTACTATAACATAGTAAAACGTCCGCGTGCTGACGGTACTGTAAGGTACCGCTGCACTGCTGGCGTAAAAGAAAGTGGCAAACATCTACACCGAGAAACGCGAACCTTTGGTAAATTAGCTCAAGCCAAAACATGGGGGGCAAAACGCGTAACCGAACTGGAAGAAAATGGTGTACCCAACAGCAACGACATCGGGAAAATGACTGTAGGGGACCTGTTAAAACGTTATATCAACGATCCAAATCTTGGTGGCAAGGCTGGCCGCACAAAACGCTATGTGCCCGATATGCTGCTGGATTGCGACATAGCCGATGTTTTACTTACGGATCTTTCAACCAGCCATGTTATCGAGCATTGCCGCCAGAGAAACGGTGCTGGCGCTGGCCCATCCACAGTTAACCACGATGTGAGTTACCTATCTTCTGTGTTAGCTTCTGCCAAACCTGTCTACGGCATCGACTACACCACCAACCCCGCAACCGATGCAAGATCGCTCCTGCTCCAGATGGGGCTGATTGGAAAATCTAAACGCCGCAGCCGACGCCCGGTAAGCGACGAAATGGATAGATTACTGGCAGGGCTTAAAGCCAGAAGCGATCATGTCGCGGCAAAAATCCCCTTCGTTGATATTCTGAACTTCTCCATACTAAGTTGCATGCGGGTTGGCGAGGTGTGCAAGATCAGGTGGGAGGATGTGGACGAGAAACAAAAAGCGGTACTGGTGAGAGACAGAAAAGACCCGCGCAAAAAATCAGGTAATCACATGCTGGTTGCGCTGCTGGGAGAAGCCTGGAACATCGTGCGACGCCAGCCCAAAACAACGAGTTAATTTGCCCTTACAACTCCCGTTCTGTAACGGCAGGTTTTCAACGTGTCAGGAACGCCTTGGGCATTGAAGACTTGCGCTATCACGATCTGCGCCGCGAAGCCGCCTGTTTGAAGCAGGATTCAGTATAGAAGAAGTCGCTCAGGTCACCGGCCATCGCTCGCTGAACGTTTTATGGCAGGTTTATACGGAGCTATACCCAAAATCTTTACATGAAAAATTCGACGAACAACAAAAATCTAAGTTGATCAAAAAATAACTTAACTGTACAAATAACCAGGTAAAAATTAAAGGAGGGTTATCATGCTACATGTTGAAGTGACTATCGATAAAAAAAGAAAAAAAGCTCCCCGCAGGCGCAGCCTCCGCTTTAGCCGTCGAACTGAAAAAGAGGCTACGACGAAAGTTTACCGATGTTGATGCTGTCGTTCGTATGGCTGGCATGGATGGACTATCAGTGCGAAATGGTACGCCAGAAGACAAAGAAGTCATTGAAGAGATCCTGCAAGAAACGTGGGAAAGTACTGATGCTTGGTTTGTTCGTTAACTACCGTGTAAACTCTGCGCCGGCTGGCAACCATTCAATACTCGCACTATCGAACGATCGCCAGCTGGTCGCAGCCCCTCTTGCATACGGGGAGTTGCGGCCTCACCTTACTATTCAAGCATCGGCCATACCGCTCAAACTGGATCTCAAAATGTCGATCTGATTTTGCATCAATGTTAAAATGGCTCCCTTCTTATTCGGCCTGTTTTCATAATGATAAAACTATTATCCCGTTACATTTCCGCAGGCATCATCAATACAGCATTGCACTGGGCCGGGTTCGGTATAATGGTGTTCATCATGAAAAATGACCAGGCTGTAAGCAATGTGGTGGCATTTTTAATCGCCGTAACATTTTCATTTTTCGCTAACGCAAAATTTACGCTTGATGCAAAAGCCACCGGTAGGGGATACTTACTATTTGTTTGCTTTATGGGGTTGTTGAGTTTTATCTCTGGTCAGCTATCTGATCACTACAACATCTCCCCTCTCATAACGTTACTTGAGTTCTCATCAATTAGCCAGGTATGTAGCTTTATATACTCCAAGTTTGTTGTTTTAGGGAGCAGAAATGAAAATTTCTCTGATTGTGCCTGTTTTCAATGAAGAAGATACAATACCTATTTTCTACAAGACGGTGCGAGAGCTTACGGAACTAAAAAAGCATGATATTGAAATTGTGTTTATCAACGACGGCAGCAAAGACGCAACAGAATCAATCATCAATGCTCTTGCCGTAGCGGATAAGCTCGTAGTTCCAATTTCATTCACACGCAATTTTGGAAAAGAACCAGCAATATGCGCAGGTCTTAAGTATTCCACCGGCGAAGCCGTCATTCCTATTGATGTGGACCTGCAGGATCCGATTGAAGTCATTCCTCTCATGATAGATAAATGGCTATCTGGTGCTGATATCGTGCTAGCAAAGCGCTCTGACCGTTCCACGGATGGGAAACTAAAACGAAAGACCGCTGAATGGTTTTATAAATTTCACAATAAAATAAGTGACCCGAAAATCGAAGAGAACGTTGGCGACTTTCGGCTAATGTCCCGTGAAGTAGTGGAAAACATCAAACTCATGCCTGAACGTAATCTCTTTATGAAAGGTGTCCTTAGTTGGGTAGGTGGCTGTACTGATGTTATAGAGTACACACGAGCAGGGCGAATTGCTGGTAAATCGAAATTTAATGGCTGGAAATTGTGGAATCTTGCATTGGAGGGCATTACCAGTTTTTCGACATTCCCTTTACGCATCTGGACTTACATTGGATTTTTTGCAGCCGCTTTATCATTCCTATACGGCGCGTGGATGATTACGGACAAAATAGTTTGGGGAAACCCGGTAGCAGGATACCCATCTATTATTGTTTCAATACTATTCCTTGGCGGCGTACAGTTAACAGGGATCGGTGTACTCGGAGAGTACATAGGTAGAATATACATTGAAACCAAACAACGCCCACGCTACGTAATAAAAAAAGAGAAGAAATTTTAAATGTTTTCTAAAGCCGACAAAAAAACATTACTTATTTACTCAGGTTTTGCTCTATTATTCATTTACCCGATAATTCAATCAGGGGGGTTTTATAGAGACGACTTGGATAGGTCTATCACTGGTCAGTACGGTTGGCGTGGTTTAGGTCGTCCTGTTGCAGATATCTTGATGAAAATTCTGTCTGCCAGTGGTCACTATAACCTTGACCTGTTCCCTTATACAATGATTGCATCTTGTCTTTTTATAGCCGGAGCTTCCCTTTTACTCAGCAGACATTTAATTAAATTAGATATACCTAACGAAAAAATAGTTGCTGCACTATTAATTTTCAACCCATTCATTCTGCAAAACATGGCTTATAGATATGACTGTTTGGGGATGTCAGTTGCTTTCTTCCTTGCCACAATGGCTTACACTTATGACAATAGCAGTGTATTCAAATCAATTTCAGTAAAGATAATAACTGGCGTATTGTCTTTAACTTTGTATCAACCATGTGCAAACATTTTTATTGGCTTTCTCGCCATTGATTTCATAATCATCGCAATAAGAAGACACGTATCAATCAAAGAGGCTATAGCCCTTACATTCAGAAAAGCGATCTTATTTATATCGTTTTATTTTATATACGCTCCATTCTTTGCACCTAAAAACAATTCTCGCGCAGAGTTAATACCATTAAATACTGAGGGCTTAGCGCATTTGTCTGGAACATTAAATTCTTTAAAAGAATTGGTTCTCTCCTACTTTTACAATCCGGTATATATTTACTTCACAATTCCAATCGTGATAATTTGTGTATTCATGGTGGTATCTTACTACACACACAAAGAAAAAATATTACCCTTTATCATCTATGGTTTTATTTCATTCCTTATATTCCTCGTTTCACTGCTGGGGCCAGCAGTATTACTCCAGGATGCACCAGTATTCCCTCGTTCTCTGGTTTCATTTTCAGTCATACTGGTTATAATCGCCATACCGGTTATGCATTTCGCACCTTGCCTTAAATACGTCTCGCTTATACCAGTTATCACCGTATTTGCTTTTAGCGCCCAACTAAGCAGCGCCATGAAGTCACAGCAAGATTATGAAAATTTTGTTTTTAACATGATTGCAAAAGACATTTCCAGTCATAATAATCTAACCTCCATTGGAACTGTAGGATGGTTGAACTTTAATGAACGAACAAAAATTTTAATAGAAAATAAACCATTGATAGGTTATTTTGTTTTCCCAGCGACTGAGTTTTTAGCATCCTTTCAGTTGATCAACAAAGGATTGCCGCAAACTCTACATGGTTACGGTGATGAGAAAGGAAACAAAGATCGACTTGCTAACATGATAAATAAAGGAGTTACACCTGTATCATATAATGAATACTACTCATTATTCATATCTGATAACAATGCTATAGTCGTCCTAGGAAGAAACTATTTTTGATATTTATAAGCCCTCAATTTTGAATATGAGGGCTTTATTTTTACTCTCGTCGAAACAGTTCATCATGTCAGATAAAATAACTGGCCGCATACGGCGAGGGAGCTTATTTATATAATAAAGATATTTTGCAGGTTCAGGCGGCCAATCAATATTCGGTGCTGTTGAGATATCGACCCGATTCAATAATACCCGATACTTTTTCCAGTCTGCCAACGTCTGTTTTTCCACATCTGTAGCCATATCCAGATCAACAGCATCCTGTAATGGTGCAATCTGATTGTTCGCTGATTGCATCAAACTGGTTTTTTTAGCCTCAGTCTCACTTAGTAGCGCCGCTTTTTCTGTTTCTTCATCCTTTACCCACTTTTTTCCATCCCATTTCTTGGCTACCCTCCTACGGGGTTAGACGGTTTTTCACTGTCGACTGTGTTGTTACCACCCTCAATGTTTTTAACCTGGTGATCATGGCCGTTGTAAGCCTCTCGTAGCTGCTTAAGGGTCGCTGTATTACTTTCACAGTTATCAATAATGTCTCCAGTGCATTTCAGTACCGGCGTTTTAACCATAGCCTCCTGGCTAGCCGTAATCGTCACGATCGTTGAGTTCACAACGTCCATCGGCTGACCCGCTGCGTCTATGGTTATGCCTGTTTCTGTGAGCTTTACGAGCTGGCCCCACTGGCTATAGATAACCGTTTATCCGGGTTTCATGTCAGATTGCCGATGGGCTTGATGATATGACGCAATAATTACGCCTGATGAACGGTCTCCACCTAAAAACGCGATTACCACGTCAGAGCCCACCGGCAAACCAGACAAAAACCAAAGTCGCTCATACGCGGCGTATCGCCTCGCACCTCTAAGGGAGTCTGTACCTGTAGCTTTTGAATGGGGCCGCTATCGCTGGCCGCCGTCACGCGGCCAATAGATAGCGCCATCTGAACGCGGCGCAAGAGTTGCCGGTAAGCGGCGCTGATATCCATTAGTAATTAAGCTCCCTGACCTGCTGATAGAACTGGTACGGCTCAACGGTGAACGCCTCTGGCGGCATCATAGTAAGCTCGGCCGTTGTCCCACGCTTATCGCGCGTAAACGTCACCTCACAGAGCAACCAATACATATCAGTAATGTTAAAAACAGGAATGCTAACTGCCGCTGGTTGTCATCATTAACTCCGAAACGATTGCCGATAAAACGCAACGCAAACGCACGAAACGCGTCCACGCCGATAAATCCGATACCACCGCCAATAGCGATAGATATCGATTTTGGAAGGTCGGGGTATTCAAGGGCTGAAGCAAAGGTGAGCGTTAACGCGCCACACAGCAGCCCTTCCAGGATCATCTTTTTCCAGCCGCCGCCCGTATAGGCAATGCGTATTACCGCCATACCACAGGCCATCAGTACTGCGCCGATCGGCGTTTCTCCACGCCACCAGCTATGCATCACGTCATACAGATCTGGCCAGGAGTTAGGATTGTTAGGCATACGCATATCTCTCACCTCCGGCCAGCCGTGGTGTGTGGGTTAAAGAAACAAAAAACCCACCTGAGCGGGCTTGTGATAAATACACACAATACACATTAATTCGTGGCGTTTTGGTGTGTGTGGTGTCTATAATTACCCTATCAGTTAGCGAGACGGAGGATGCCTGAAGAGTTCGAAACTGATAGAGCGGTTAGAAGAAAATGGATGGACGTTGGTAAGGGTAAAAGGGAGTCACCACACGTTCAAAAATCCAGATTTTACTGACTTAGTCACAGTACCCCATCCCAGCAAGGATATTAAACCTGGAACTCTCAGGCAGATATTGAAGAAGGCCGGGATCAAGTAACCAGGAAGCGTCTCCGGGGCGCTCCTTTACGACGAACTCTACGGGGAGATAAATATGCATTACCCAGCATTTATTGAGATCGACAAAGACGGTACGGCCAGCGGGTGGTTTCCCGATGTAGATGGCTGTATTTTTGCCGGAGACTCCATTGATGATGCCTATGCTGACGCACAAAGCGCCATTGATGCGCACTTTGAAGCGTTGACCGAAAATGATATGGAAATTCCTGTACCTAAAACTATGCAGGACCACATCACAAAAGATGCGGCGCAATACACAGCTGGCCAGTGGGCGCTGGTATGGGTAAACATGGATAAGTTTGATGGACGGGCAGAGAGGATTAACATCACGCTGCCGCACCGGTTATTACACCAAATTGACGATGTTGTCAGAAACAAACCAGAGTACAAGAGCCGGAGCGGATTCATTGCCTCTGCTACGCGTAACGAGTTACACAAAGCAGTTTAGCGGCATGCCTCCGCCTTAACTTTCCCTCCCCCGGTATTTTGCCGGGGTTTTATTTTATCCAATCTCTGCTTTCGTCTGAAGAAATCGCTCTTCTTCCAGCTCAACGCCTATTGCCGTCCTTCCAAGCTTCAGCGCCGCTTTCACTGTAGCGCCCGATCCCATAAAGAAGTCGGCAACCACATCGCCCGGCCTGGTGCTGCTGGTGATGATATGTTCCATCAGTTCGGCTGGCTTCTCACAGGGATGTTTTCCCGGATAACTGGCAACCGGCTTGAACGTCCAGACGTCGGTATAAGGCACTTCGGAGGTAACGCTAAACGGTCGGCGCAGGTTTTCATACTGCTGGCGCAATTCATCGAACTGTTTACGTAGCAGCCCGTAATCCTGTTGCAGGTTTGCGTGGTTTTCCACCAGTCCTGAATAGTCATTATCGAGCGTTGAGTGCAAGCCCTTAGCTTTCGCTTTGCTGGCGAAAAGGCGTTGCAGGCTTTCGTACTGCTCACGATTTGGCAATTGCCATTGGGAACGAGAGAACCAGTGGCTGCACATCTGCCGCCCTGTTGCCTCGTTAATCTCTTTCGCAGTGACGCCCAA